GTTATTGTAATTATAGTTTTAGTATTTGATCCTTTAGCCATCATACTTCTCATTGCTGCTAACCGTGAGCTTAAAAATTACAGCATGAGAGCTAAACCAAAGGTAACAAAGAAACCTTCTAAAAAGAACTCTTCTGACTTTGACTATCCAAGCAGCGATAAGCTGGTTATTGATAAAGATCAAGTGCACGAGATACCTAAAGAGATTATAGAAAAAGTCTTTAAAAAGAAAAAGTAACAGTTGATTTTTTACATAATATATGATACAATTGCTAGATGATTATTGTCGACTACTCCCAAACTATTATATCTAATCTTATGGCTGAACTTGGAGGCCGTAAAGATGTAGATCTTGAAATCAACCTTCTTCGTCACATGGTTCTTAATACCTTGCGAAGCTATCATACCAAGTTCAAAAGAGAATACGGTGAGATGGTTATTGCATGCGACAACAAAAAATATTGGAGGAAAGAAATATTTCCTCACTACAAAGCCAATCGTAAAAAAGCCAGAGAAGATTCTGGATATGATTGGAATCTTATTTTTGATGCAATTAACACAATAAAGAAAGAACTCAAGGATATCTTTCCATATAAAGTTATTGAAGTGGAAAGTTCTGAAGCTGATGATATTATTGCTACACTTTGCAAAACACAAAGGAATGAACCTATCTTAATTATTTCTGGTGATCACGACTTCATTCAACTTCAAAAATACGACAATGTAAAGCAGTATTCACCTATTCAAAAGAAGTTTGTAGTGTCTCCTATGTCTTCAGATAAAGTAGTACTAGAACACATTATTAAAGGTGATAAAGGGGATGGCATTCCTAATGTGTTAACTTCCGATGAAGCTATAATTAATGGCGAGAGACAAAAACCTATTTCATCTAAGAAGCTAACAGAATGGATGAATGATCCTACTACTATGCCTCATGATGATGTTTTTATTAAGAACTATAAACGTAATCAGTTACTAGTGGATCTCTCAAAAATACCTCAGCGCATTGAAGAGTCGATACTAAATACTTTTACAAATTATCCTCAAAAGGATAAAAGCATGATTCTTGATTATTTTATTGAGCATAAGATGAAACATATGCTTGAGCATATAGAGGAGTTTTAATGAAATATTTGGTATCGGAGTTATTTGATCTCGTTGAAAAACAAAAAACAAAAGAAGAAAAAATTAACTTACTTAGACAAAATAGCTCATTGATTACTAAAGCTGTTTTGCATATGAACTATGAAGGCAATGTGAAGTTCTTGTTGCCTGAAGGTGAACCTCCATTTAATAAAGAAAAAGATAAGCCAATGGGCTATCAAACGACTACTCTTAACTTGGAGTTGCGTAGGTTTTACATATTCTTCCAAGAAGACATGAACGTAAGCAAAGCAAAACGAGAATCATTGTTTATTAATATGCTCGAAGGATTACATTGGACAGAAGCTGAGCTAATTTGTTTAGTGAAAGACAAGAATCTACAATCTAAGTATCCATCTCTTACATTAGAACTTGTAACTGAGGCATTTCCGGACATGGCTTTTGCAAATCCACTGAAGAAGGAACCCCCACCAAAAAAGTCTTCAGTGAAAAAGTCAAAGAAAGTGTTAGAAGCGCAATTGTAAAAATAAAACTGTTGTTTGAAAAACCAGTAGTACCTAAAAGCAATTGGATGTCTGCTTCACTACCACCTCCTGGTAGAGATCACGTTTTTCCTTTAAGAAACAAAAAGTTATAAGTTGACTTTTACAAACAATCCTTTATAATATAAGTTCTCTATAGGAGATTGATATGGCTCTTGTTTATGTTTCCGTAAAGTCTAAACAAAGTAAGAAGAAGGGTGTCCAACCTTATGCTAAGCCAAGGGTTGCTCCTGCTTATGCTCAGGGAGTATACAAACCTTCTAAACCTTTCCACCGTACTACTGAATACGTTCCTAGCGTTGAGAGTACTGGGTATTCTTGTTGTGCTAAGAAAGAAGATAAGGTGTATACTGGAGACAGTATTGTAGGTATTGGAACTATGCATAAGTCTAACGCTGTTCCTATTTTTAATGATTCACAAGCCAAAGACATTGCTACCATGAGGAGAAACTAATGTCAAAATTTATGTTAAAGTATCAAGACACTGAATGGGACATAGATAATCCCAGTTTAACTATCACACACGAATTCGTTTCTGGAGGTATTGATGCAGTTCTAGAACATGTGGAAAATTTTTTAAGAAGTGCTGGATATACCATTGACGGAAAGCTAGAAATTGTTTCAGTTGACAATGAATCAGAAGAGTATGAAGTAAATACAGATGATGATGTTTTAATTGCTGGTTTAGATGAAATTAATATTGATTGGCCTCAAGGAGATAGCCGAAGGGCAAATTGGCCTTATGGAGAGATTAAGATCGATCCAGTTGGTAGTTTGGATAACATGAATTCTAGTTCTACACACAAAGATGATGAAATAACCATAAAGGTAACAAACTCCAATGAAGAGCCTATTCACTTTAGAGTATAAACTAGTTGATTCAAAGGGTAGAGAAAAGCGTCCTTTGTTTGTAGGTGTGTATAAAACTTTAGAAGAAATTGAAAAGGCTAAAGAGTCATTGCTTAAAGAATGTAAGGATAAAATTTCTTTTCAAGTGTACATTGCAAGCACGCTTTCTACTAAATAATAATATGCCAACGTACACATTTCGTGATACTAAAACTGATGAAGTGTTTGACAGATTAATGAAATGGTCAGACAGAGAAGTCTTCCTCAAAGAAAATCCCCACATAGAACCTGTCATAGGAGCAGCCGCTTTAGGTGATCCTGTTCGTCTTGGAGTTAGAAGGACTGATGGTGGGTTCAACGAAGTCTTGTCCAAAATTCATGCTGCTAATTACAAGAGCAATCTTGCGGACAAACTATCTAGACGATGAGAAAAGTGAAAGGTACATTAACTCCAACCTTGAAGGCCTACAGCAGTTTTTGTAGGCCTTTTTTTCTTTCCAAAAGAGGGTATAGATGGCTAGAAAACAAGCTCTACAAACACAACAAACCTCCCAACAACCTAATCTTTCCTTGGTTAATAACAAACTAAAGATAAGGATTGATGATTTAAAAACAATAGAGCCGTTAACAGAGAATCAAACAAAGTTTTTCAACCTATACAAAAATTCTAAAATATTATTACTACACGGAGTAGCAGGAACAGGTAAAACATACATAGCACTTTACAAAGCATTAGAAGAAGTTCTCGATAGAGGCAATTCTTTTAAAAGAGTAATAATTGTAAGGTCTGCCGTTCCATCCCGTGACATTGGCCACCTACCAGGCGACGAGAAAGAAAAAACAGAAGTCTACCAACAACCATATATTGAGATTTGTGAAGACTTATTTTCAAGAAGAGACGCATTCCAAAGATTACAAGAGCAGCATGTAGTACAATTTATGATTACTTCTTTTGTTAGAGGTATAACTTTAGATGATTCTGTCATTATTGTAGACGAGTGTCAAAACATGACAGATATGGAACTAAATAGCATTGTTACAAGAGTTGGTTCTAGATCGAAGATTATTTTGTGTGGTGATTTCAGACAAACAGATCTTTATAAAAAGACTGATATGTCTGGGTTAAAGAAGTTTATGGTAATAGCAGATATGATGCCTTCAGTTAAAACTATAGAGTTTGAAGTTGAAGATATTGTTCGATCGGAGCTAGTTAAGGAGTACATTCTAGCTAGAATGGCTTACGAAGATCAATACGGAACTTAAGGAGGATAAATGAAGCTTTCAGAGAATTTTAGTCTTGCAGAAATGGTAAAGAGTGAAACAGCATTGCGTCAAGGATTAGATAACACACCTGGCGATGCTGAAATTGCAAATTTAAAAAGGTTGGCAGAAAATGTATTACAACCAATTAGGAATGCATATGGAAAAGGTGTTAAGGTCAATTCAGGATTCAGACACCCTGATGTTAATGCAGCAGTGGGTGGCTCTAGGACTTCGGATCACTGTAAAGGTATGGCAGCTGATATTGAAATCCCCGGTGTTGCTAATGCAGACCTTGCAGAGTGGATTAAAGACAATTTGGCGTTTACTCAACTCATTCTTGAATTCTATACTCCTGGTATTCCTGACTCTGGTTGGGTTCATGTTTCTTATGATCCTAGCAACCTAAAGAAACAAGTTATGACAGCTATGAAAGAAAACGGTAAGACTGTATACAAAGCAGGTATTATCGCTTAAGGAGTTTAGGTGAACTTTTGAGATTTAACCACATACTACATGAATATCCCATTCTGGAACGAACCTCTACCGACGGTGTTAGGCTTTACAAGACGCCGTCAGGTAGAGCCTATCCATCCATCACAACCATTACCGGTCTCCTCAAACGACAAGCAATACAAGAATGGAGAGAACGAGTTGGAGCAGAAGAAGCCA